CATAATTTCGGAAAAACCACATAACATAATATAACATTGACATAAGAATCCTTTCAGTGTAGTTTTAAGTCTTCACAGACTTTAGTAACGGTAACTCAAATTACAAATGAAACCAATACACAATCAAATCAGAAGAATATAGTCTCTGGCCTCTCACGCCACATAGCCCGAAACCTTTCTTTAGTACTTATTGCCGTCGCAATAGCATCCGTTATTGCACCCACATTGATCGCTCCTGGAGTCATCGAATACCTCTGACATACCTTTGCGTCCAATCCACGCAACCTTGCCCGTCTCTTATAGACCCGCAAAGTGTCAGATGCACTTATAAACCTCTCCTCCCACATAGGTTCATCTGCACTCACTGCCATAGAGAACTTTTGAATCCGTTTCAACGGGTCGGGAACAAAAGAAGCGGTTTGTTCATCATCAAATATGAGCACAAAGTTCGAAGCAAAATACGGTGCATCCGTTATATAGAACTTAGCTAACAGATTAAACTGTTCCGCCAACGTCTGTATAGCCGTATCTGCACGCACGATTTCCGTAGCACATATAAGAGAATCATCTCCCATGAATAGTGCCCATGCAATCTGAGTACCTCTATAGGCATATAGAACGGTCATTATGTTCAATATACCATTTCCAAAAGCCGTAGTGGAATCTCCCGACTTGCGTTGGTACCTCACGTGTAAGCTGATGCCAAGTGCTAAGGACCGCACATTGCATCGCTCATGACCTGTCTCCCATTTCCGCAGGAGCGTTTCGTCCATTCCCAATTGCCGAAACACATGTTCTTCCAATGCAAAGGCAAATTCCCCTTGTGACTTATCGTATTTGCTGAAGTCATTCTCAAGGTATTTCACAGTCTTTCCCCATGGATGATGTGCACGTACTTGCTCCAGCAATTTATCTAAATCCTTTAAAAGATTTAGCTGGAAATTGCTCTTCAGCAAGGACTGCAATCGTCTCACCAATACCCGGAATACTGAACTAAACAGACTGGACAGAGACTTCCGATGATATACGATAACTTGCGGCTCCACGCGCTGCCGCAAAGGTTTGTCTGACAAAGGCGGTTTCACATCCGACTTTAACATAACAAGATACTCATCTACATCCATCTCTTCCAAAGCCTTGAAGTCCTCTTGCATTTCTTTATTGATAGAAGCTATCCCCTCTGGCCTAGCCTTCTTCATCCAATCCTGATATGCCTGCTCCTGCAAGCCCACAACGTCCTGTTGATAAAGCGCTAGTTGATCCCTAGCGTCCTCATGACAGGCAATGTCCAGAAAATTTTCCCACACTTCAACCACGAGATTACTCATATCTTGTGGTCTTGCTACCACAGGAGCCGAAAGATTTCGTGCGCTAACTGCAGACAAAGTTTCCTGAAGTACTTGAGGCCGTTTAGTTACCCCGTACGCACGCAACTTACTTGGGTAAACCACCTTCGGTGGAGGAGCCACGCCGAACTGAAGAGGCAACACCAAC